ACATCTCCATAGACCTCAAGAGTATCTTGACCTATAACTAATCTATAGTTATTTCTTACAATTGTTTCATTCTTTGAACCATCAGCAATGATCTCATAATTAGTACCACTCTTATGTCTCTCATGTATACGTTCATAGCTTGGTGTATCATCATATTCTTTTACATGACCACTCTCTGTTTCCATTACATTATTGTATGGATATACTGGTTGATACCCACTAGTTGGTTGATATGTACCCTGTAGCTCTGAAGCATTAGGATCATCTTCACCTCTTACTCTTACATTGTTATCTTCTACACCGGCAGTCTTTGTAGGAAGAGATCCCATCACTAAAAATTCTTGCTTAGATTCATCTAAGAATATACCTGCGATCAATGAGCCTACTGCTAAATTTACAGAATGTCCTGTTTGATTTATAGCTGGAGTATTTCCACCCATCATAACTTGAGACCAACTAAGATGTATTGTTTCTATATTGTCATGAACACTATATACACTTACTTTAACCCTACCAAGTTTCTCGGGATCATTAATATCAACAACTGTTCCAAATCTCATATCCATTAGTTTCTCGCTAGTCCTAAATTTTGTGAGTATGAATACTCGCCACCATCTTGTGTAAAGTTATGTTGTATATGTTTAATTATATACACGCCATCTTGTTTACTATTTGAAGTATTACCTCCACCTAATTGAAGATCAATTGACATACCTACACCTAAATTTGGCAGTGCTACCATACCTGTTATTTCCATCGCAGTATTAAATTCTCTGATTTTATGATTGACTATAGAACTAACTGCAACATCACCTCGTGTAGAGAATATACTTTTTACATTCTCATCGTATAATTTATTACTTAATTTAAATTTAGTTTTAGGAATAGACGTGTATTCTTTTGTTACATTATTAACACGTGTTGTTTCATCTAGATTAATAACATTTACTTCTTCACCATACACACCATCTTCTAATTTTTGTATGAAGTCCATATTGTATTCTTTTAATTCAAACGTATTAGCTGTTCCTACTATATCAACAAAATTAGTTTCCATATCTACAGAACTGGATTTCACTGATACAGGATCACCACCCGAGTCTACAAAATTATTATTAAACATTCCACTTAATGAAGTTAATCTAAGTGCAGTCTGATCGACAAGCCTCTCATATAAAAACATTCCAGTCTTTTCATTATCGTAAGCATTGTTTACTAACACACCTAAAGCTTCTCTTGCTGTAACGTTTGGAGCAATGTATCTACCAGAGGTATCACATGTATTATCAATAATAAGTTCAGCTTGTTCAGCACTAATATCTCTAAATACTTGTTCTATTATTTCATCTGAGGTTCCACTGTACATTGAATTTACTCTTTGTGCAAAAACTGGAGTATGTACAGATTGCACATGTATGATATAATTTTTTTGTTGCTTATCAATTTTCATATTAGAAATGCCGTCCATCATAAAACCACAATCATATTCTGATTCTATGTAACTGAAAGCCATATTAACTTCTTCTAAAGTTGAACCAATGAAATTATCAAAGAAGTTAACACCATCTTTGACAGCAATTGCTCCTCTTAATAATCCAAATATACTTTCGTACAATGTAACACCAGTAACCATCTTACTGATATCCTTCCCTCCAACTTCTATTCTAATACTGTCTAGGTTTAATGCCATTATTCACTCATGATTTTAATAAACTTTCTTGCAATGTCTCTAATGTTATCCGGTTTAATGACTTTAACATCTCTGTTTTGTTCAGTTATAGCAGACTCATAATCGATATAACTATATGCAGTTGTTCCAGCGGGACGTCTTGTTACCCATGATTGATCTGCATCATCTATATGATGATGAGGTGCATAAGCCTCTGACTTAATAAAGTTACATGCAACAGAGTCTTGTGAATCAACACCGCTTATAGTTTCACCAGTAATAGTAAATGTACCGGATGTTAATTCAATTGTGACATAACCCATATTAACATGGATCTCTTTAACTTTACCTAATGCTCCAGATACTTGACCTTGAACTGTTTCACCAATTATAAATTTATTATTTAATGATACGTCAGTATCAGCAGCAAGGTATTGATATTTATTTGTGCAATAATCTATAAGCTGATTAGAACCCATTGGCCAGTCATCCCATATATTTTTTATTTGTGGATTAAGTAATAAGAATGTCCAATGATATATTGGTGTTCCGTATAATCTCTGACTTAAGAGATCAGGTCTTTCACCATCTTGTATTGATACTGTCTGATAGTAAGCTGAGTTATCAATCAATGCATCAGATACCTTTGCTTTTGCAGTTAGATTTTTAAGTAAATCTAAGTTACCTGAACCATCTATATCAATTGCTACATTTTTTATATTTGCAAAATACATATTAGAATCCTCCCTCTACATCGTCAGCATACAATGGAACCAGTTCTTTAAGTGTTATAGATAATCCTACTTCAACAGGAGAATTATTCTGCTTAAAGAATGATGAAACATTTGGGTTATATGTAACGTTAACTGATTCAATAACACATGGTGGCAATTGAATCATATCTCTTGCACCGTGGAATGATACAATAACTTGATCAGGAACTGTTATTGTAATCTGACTATTTTTTGTGGCATGAGCAGCCTTCCTAAAAAGTTTAATAAGACCTGTAATTTGGTTTGATTCAGACTCTGAGTCAGGTAATAACACATAATTAAATGTAAAGTTTCTTAATCCAGTTGATTGATACGATATAAATTCATTAGGGTTTAACATTTGTCCAGTAGATCTTTGCATTTCATCTGAAACAATATCTCCTAAACCATAACCAGCTAAAGCACCAATAATACCAGAACCAGCAGCTCTACCAAGCACAGCTGATCCTAAAGTAATTGCTTGCTTCGAAGCTTTAACTGCTGCATTATTAAATGCATTCGTACCATCAGTAATTAATTCATTTGCACCTGCAGCAAACTGACGAGTATCTTCATTATACAACATTGTATCAGCTATTTGAATATCAGTAGGCATATATAAAGAAACTGAACCAACATATTTTCTTGATGCTTTAGTTGTTAATTCTTTTATATAATCTAATGCAACCTCGCCGCCGGCCTTAGCAACCGCTGCTGATCCTGATTTAATGTCGCTAGCACTCATATTATCTAATGTTTGCTTTTCTTTAAAGAACATCTGACCTAAATTATGTTTAGTCAATTCACCTCTCATCTGTTTAAGGTGAGCGGCTCTTACTGCTTGCGCTGCTTCATCTATCTTCAAGAACTCATACATCATGAATGGTTCACTAGTCATCGTAGATATCTGGCTCGCTCGCTTAACAGCATATTCACTTGCCTCATGACTATTAAAATTAACATCATCAGCAATTGTGTCATTACCTACAGTATCTGGATATTTGTAATGATTTGCACCGAATCGCATTTGCCATCCAGTAGTTTGTGTACTTATCCCAGCCTTTTCTAGGTGGGCCATATCATCTGGTGTGCTAAAACTCATAACTGTTCCTTGGTTTGTATATTACTTATTTATAACAATTTGTATAAATAGTTGTATGAAAAAGACATATTCAGGAAAATGGTATCCAAAACATCCTGAGAAATATAATGGTGATGTTAATAGAATACATTATAGATCTCTTTGGGAAAGGAATGCATTCAGACATTTAGACACAGCAGGCTGGGTGAAGTGGTGGCAGTCTGAAGAAACTGTCATACCTTATATATGTGCAACAGATCGTAAGCCTCATAGATACTTTCTTGATCTTACAATACGAACACAGACTGGCCGTACTCTTTTAGTCGAGATCAAACCATCATCACAAGTAGCACCACCTAAACGTAAGAAGCTTAATGAAGCATTAACTTATATGAAGAATACATCTAAGTGGAAGTATGCAAAACAGTATGCTGATGATAGAGGTTATGAGTTTCAGATATGGACTGAGAATGAATTAGAAGCTATGGGTATACGCACAATGTCAATGAAGTTCAAAGCCAGTAAGACAAAGACTGGCAAAAGAATATGGAAGACACTGAAGAAAAGAGTATAAATATAAACATGGAAGATGAACAAAATGACGGCAAATTAGAATTGTCTCTAAGAATATTAGGGAATGAAATAATAGGATTCAAAATGGTGGTAGATGATTTTAAATTAAAGTTTTTACTGGGAGGCATAGCTGCTCTTGGTATCATAGCATATATTATGGTAGTATTCGGACCATCACTAATGGAGACATTTAACAATGGCTAGTTTGTTTGATAAGTTAGAAGCGGAAGCTTTCCGTAAAGGATTGACTGCAAGAAGTAAAGAAGCTAACGATTGGTTTGCTAAGAACGTTGCAAAGCTTGGTAAGATAGGTCCAGGTAAAATATTGTCTGATGATAAGCTAAGGAAACAAGCTGGAGCTTCACCAGGTGATATGGTTATGTACACATATAATCCAAAGCATAAAGAAACGTTACCATACTACGATACATTTCCATTAGCTATTGTTGTTGGCTCAGCACCTGGCGGATTTCATGCTATCAACCTGCATTACCTACCGCCTAAAGTTCGTGCCATCTTCTTAGATAAATTAGGTGATGTTGCATCTAATAATAAGTTTAATGCAACCACTAGATTTAAGATAACATATAAGTTGCTCATGGCAACAAAGAACTATAAGTATTTTAAACCGTGCTTTAAACATTATTTAACAGAGAAAGTAACTTCAAATATTATGAAGGTTAATGCAGCGGAATGGAACATTGCAATATTTTTAAAAACAGCATCATTCAAGAAAGCTAGTGCGAGTAAAGTTTGGGCTGATTCAAGGAGTCAATACTAATGTCATTACCAGTAAGCATAGATACATTAAAGTCTACAATTAATCGTAGAGGTGGTATAGCACGAGGAAATAGATTTGCTGTATATGTTAGTCATCCTTCAAAAGGAATGAATAGCTTATTAAATTTTAACCCAGCCAATCTATTAAGTAATTTAATATCTGGCCAAGGTGTTAGGATTGGAGATTTTATACAAGACCCAAGAGATATATTTTTATTATGTCAGTCTTGTACGATGCCTGGTAAACGTATTATGACAACTGAAGCCACACACAATCATCATAATACAAAGAAACCTTATTCAGCTGCAACAGATGAAGTGACTATGACATTCTTAATGACTAATGATTATTATATGAAGAAGTATTTTGATATGTGGCAAGAGATGATTATAGATACAAGTCACGAACACTACAAAGCATTTTATAAAAGAGAATATTGTAGTGATGTGTCAATACAACAGTTATCAGCATCTAATGATGTTGTTCCTGGATACACAGTTAAATTAGAGAATGCATATCCTATTCAGGTTGGTGCACTTGAATTAGGCAATAGCGCCGATGGTTTAATGGAATTAAGTATCACATGGGAATACGATAACTTTAGAACCGTTAATATGGTAGATGGATTCGAAGATGTGGTAGGACGTATGCTAGGAATAGGAAGAGACACGTTAAGTACGTTTGATAGATTATTTTAATTTTTAATATGGAGTAAATTGATATGTTGCCAATTATAGCAACCCCAAAGTATGAATTGATTATACCCTCAACAGGGACAACAGTAACATACAGACCATACGTGGTCAAAGAAGAGAAGATCTTATTAATAGCATTAGAGTCACAAGATGATATAGCTATTGAGAAGGCTGTTCAGAATATTTGTAAAGCTTGTATAGAAACAGATATTGATTTTAACAAAATAACAAACTTTGATTTAGAGTTTATTTTTATTACCCTACGAAGTAAGTCTGTAGGTGAAGGAATTAAACTAGATATGAAATGTGAAATAGAAGACTGTGAAGGAACTACTCCACAAAAAGTTAATTTAGATGAAGTTGTAGTAAGTAATTTAGATGGCAAAGTAGATCACCATGTAAAAATTAATGATACTGTAAGTCTTGATCTAAGATGGATGGGCATTAATGATAAGTTAACAAAGGCTATGAGATCAACTGATACTGATGCTGTTATTAATTCAGTAGCTATGTGTATTGAAACAATTTATAGTGGTGAAGAAACATTTACTGCTAAAGATTCTAAGCACAGTGAAGTTGTAGCATTTGTTGAAAGTTTAAATAATGATCAGTTCGGTAAGGTCATAGAATTTATGGAAAAAGCTCCGGCATTAGAATATAAGATGGAGTATGAATGTAAAGAATGTGGGCATAAGCAAACAAGAGAACTAAAAGGGTTAGTTGATTTTTTTATATAACCCTTTCTCATGACGATATAGCGAACCATTTAAAAATGAATTTCGCGATGATGCAACATCATAATTATTCACTGAGTGACTTGGATAATATGATACCATGGGAGAGGGAAATCTATTTAGCCCTTTTACATGAGTATGTGAAAGAAGAGAACGCAAAGCAAAAAGAACAGAACAAACAAATGGGATAAGGATATGGCAGGAAAAACTCAAGAAGCATTACTTAGTGAAGTAGTAGGACTTCTGCGAAAGCAGAATCAACTTAGTACACGCGATAGACTGAGGGAATCCGAAGAAGCCAAACGCCAAGAGAAAATAGCTTTACAAGGTGAAGTAGCAGGTGAACAACAATCTAATATCATTGGTGGAGCTGAAGACTTTCAACGTAGATTCTTAGCAGGTCAAGCTAAAAGCTTTACTGACTCAGCACGTAAAGATACTCCAGTAGGAGCAATACAAAGAGACTCTAAAGATCTATTAACCAGAATAGCTGATGCATTAGAAAACAGTGCAGACATGGCCAGTAAATGGAGATTGCAAGATAGACGTGATGCTGCAGAGAACAAACGTGAGAAGGCACCAAATCCAATAGGACTTGGAATGTCTGGCATGAAAAACTTTATGGGTAAAGATGGTAAGGATGCTGGTATTGTTGGTGAGGCATGGAACAAAGCTAAATGGGCTTTAGCTTTAGCAACAGCTGGTGTAATTTTTGCAGCTGCTGAAGGTTATAACTTATGGGCACTAAAAACACTTAAAGGTATTAAGAACATAGGTAAGTTCATGGGTAACTATGCTATAGTTAGAAATGGTGCAATAGCTTTTAGAACATCTTTCTTAGCTTGGTTTGGATACGGTAAGGATGGTAAACCACTTGCAAAGGGTACTACTAAAATGCCAGTTATAAAATTCCTTAATCTAGGTGCAGTTCAATTAGCTGTTACAACAAGGCTAAGTACTTGGACTGCAAATCTCAAGGCAGCTGTATACAAATCTGTTGGTTTAGGGCCAGATGGAAAGAAGCTTGGTAATAGATTCCAAGCTAATCCACAAGGTTCAGGTGCAAGATCAGTACCGAATGGTATGGCTCAAGGATTTGGTAAAGGATTTTTCCGTACAGTGTCATCAAGAGTTGGTAGTTTTCTTTCTCCCCTATTAAGAATAAGTGCTGCGATTGCTGCATGGTCAGTAGGTGCATCAGGTACAGCATTAGCAGGTACATTGAAAACTTTAGGTGGTAGTCTTAAGAACGGTGTCATGAAAATTCCTGGTGTTGGATTTGCT